AAGCTTGATGGATGGTCGGAACAACTTTCAGAAAATGTAGAAGATTTCGACGAAATATTTGCCGAATTACACGACAAGTACAAATCTAAGGCGAAGATGGCCCCGGAAATAAAATTAATGTTCCAACTGGCTTCATCGGGCATTATGATACATATGACAAATACGATGTTCAAATCGGCTCTGCCTGGAATGGATGATATTATGAGACAAAATCCGGATTTAATGAGCCAGTTCACAAAAGCAGCGATGGGCTCCATGGAACAGAATGCGCCTGGGTTAAGTAATTTCATGAATGATTTTAGCAATCAAGGTGGCGCTCCCCCAAGACCTGGTGGTGGTAAAAGACCAAGAGAAACAAGTGTACCCTCATCGTCCCCACGTGAAATGCGCGACGAAATGAAGGGTCCTCGTACTGGAAATATCGATAGTTTGCTTGCAAACATGAATAATAAAAATATTGTAGTGGATAATGACAGCACCATTTCGGTAGATGAACTCAATAATCTTGCCTCTAATAAGAAAACAAGGGGGCGCCGAAAAAGTGATAAAAGTACAATTTCTTTAGCAATATAAAAATAAAAAGTCATCTGATATTATGAATGCGAGAGCAACTCATAGTTTGTCTTCCATCGGGAGTAACTGATCATATACTGTCATATTTATATTTCTCTTTTCCACTGTCGAAACACATTGAAAGTGTAAACAATAGTATCAAAAACTATAAACATGAAACTTTTCTTGAACTACTAGATAAATACACAATAAAGACTATCAATTATTTTATTTTACTTTTTTTTCTTTATGATAAATTTAACTCAGAAAAGCATAATTTAGATTATGATATAATGGATACATCTTATCATAGTCAATATCAAAACATTATAAGGTTGTTTGATGTATTATCATTAATAGAAGTTAGAAGGCTATATAACTTTATTTGTTGTAACGGTGGTTCGTCCGAAACGTATATTCACTAGGTTGTAAATCTTCTTAGTTTAAATGATATATTTTTACCAATAGTGCGGAGGATTTTTGCTGAACTATTCAAAATTTTTTGTTTTAATGTCTTGCAGTCAGAAGATGTAGATGGCGGAAGTCTTGATAAATATATATCAAGCACCGCAACAGAGTGTGTATCTGAAACATCAGACGCCTTATCAAAAGACTGTTTGTATTTCTCTTTTAATGTATTAAATTTATCACTACCACTACCACTACTACTACTATTTAAACTGGGTATGTATATTTCTTCCAGTTTGGAAAAATCCTGTATGTGATACTCTTCCTGTATGAGAGTTTTTGTCTTCGTACTATTTGAATTTGAAGAAGTCGCTTTCGAATTAATATAAAGTCTAGTCCCTCTTCCGAATAATATGTGAAGAATATTATCTATTGCTTGAACTTGAAGACTGTTTTTTATATTTTGTTTAATAGTCTTGTAATGTTTTGGGTGACCCGAACAGTATTCATAAAAATCACTCATGCTTTCTTTAGATGATGTTATTTTGGCAAATTCGACACTTAATACAGTGTCTGTTTTATATGAACCTTGTTCCTTTATAAAATCTTCGACGGCGCTTTCGGTAATTAAAAAGTTTTTGAAATATCTGACATCATGGTCTTCTATACTCAATTTGCGATTAATTTTTGACGCGTCGTAATAAATTAAGTTTTTATCACTATCAAACTTTCGTCGCACAATCCCTTTCGTATCACTTAAAGATCGGGGTTTTGTATATATGTTGGCTCGTCTTTCGTATAATTCACCTCGTATTATACCTCCAAAAGAAGCATGGGTTAGTTTTATATACAAGTTATCCCTCTCCTCGTTATCTATCAAAAAATATCCATTAGGCAAAGGCGTAACTGATAGTTTTTTTTTATTTACAGTTTGTTTTAACTTATTTTTAATGTAAAAGCGGTCTAATTGTTTCTTCGCGCGTTTGTCCAATTTGAAGTTAAGCGTACCGCTGCCATTTGCAAAATATAATGTGTATTTAGCACTCGTATTAAATTTGAAATCAAAAGTGCTTTTCGCAGTATTTTCATTATAAAATATCTTCAGTATATCACTTTCCAGCGAGCTGTAGTCGGGCTCTTTTTTACCAAGAAACAACCATTGAATAATATCAGTTGCAATAAGATGAAGTTTAACAACATTACTCTTTACAATTCCTCTTTTTCTTAATTCTTTTTCATATTTTTCTCCTTTTAGAGTATATATTTTGTCCACTTGCACATTATCAATAAAATCATCAAATCGATAGTTGTACTTTGTTTTAGTGTCTTTTTTTTGGAGAGCTGCAATTAAGGATTTGTTCAGGTATTCGATACTAGAAGAAAATATCTTTTTTGATGAGTTTTTTTTTTCATAAAACTGTAAAGATATTTTGTTGTCTGGGTCGACTAAGAAAACCACCTTTGTTGCATCCCTTTTGTCGCGTATGCGGGCAAGTAATCTTTTGATAGAGCCGTCCAGTTTCTCCAAATAATCCTTCTCCGTTTTTATTCTTTTATCGCCCGACTTTACAATGCAAGGTAGAAAATGAACATTATCGTCTAGTCCTCGACAGTCTCGTTGTCCTTCAACTTCTTGAAGGATTGTTTGAAAATGAGAAATACTTCGGTTCCCTGGCGGCGGCGGGGGTGGTGGTTGAAACAAAACAGATGATACAGCTCTGAACTCCTTTTCTATTTCGGATTGAGTAAAGAAACTATTTAAGTTACTTATTGCTGCGTTTGTATTGCTTTCGAAAAAGGTTGGTAATATTACCAAATTACTCGGGTTTTTGATTAGATTTACGAAACTCGTGCATGAATCATCAGTCGGACCTTTAAATAGTAAATTTCTAGCAAACTTAATTATATCTCCGCTTTCGTTGACAGGACCGTCTAAAATACTTCTTTTCAATTCATGTGTTTCAAGTGAATAGCGCGTTGCATAATATTCGAGTTGTTCTCTATTCTTATCTTCTGGTAAATCGCATAACTTACTTAAAACCATATAATCATATAACGGGCAAGGTACTGTTTCTATTCGAATATTTCTTGTTTCTGTGATGGTTCCTAAAGTACCAAAAGTACTTGACATAATTTCATTATACTATACATGTATAAAATTATATAAAATTCTCTTTGAATAACGATTTGTTGATAAACTGATCTTCTTGTTTACTCATTTTATTTGAACACTTTTGTTTTCTAGCTCTTTTCAAAATGTCGATTGCATTATTAATATCTTTTGCAGTGATCTGCTTGTTTTCTTTAGTTGGGCTTATTTTACATTTTTCCGGTATGATGCAAAATTTACTGCTGTCATTCAAAAGATAGTCTGCAAAAAGAATGAATATCAATGTCAATGTAAGAGATATCACAATATCACGTGTTCCCATCCATAAGATTGCAAACACAAGAACTTGACGTCCAAGCGTATATTTAACATAATCTTCCTGACTTTCACTAAGCTGTAATGTAACATATTTAGAACCGATGTTCACTGTCAACATAACAATACCAGCAAAAAACTTACTGGTATTCAATGCCTTTATATTCTCATTCATGGTATGGTAAAAAGTTTTTTTATTTTCAGAACGTTTTTTCATTACTAGCAGTATACTTACAATATATATATAATAAAATAAGTGTTGAAGGCATTTTTTTTATCTCTTATTTTATTAAGTAAATGAGTAGTTTAGCATTTTCTGCAAGCCCCATAGACTTTCAAAAAAATGAAAGTCTTGACCATAAAATTAATAAAGAAAGACAAAACAAACTCAGTAAAGGTATTTTGCAAAAAATGGTAATGAACCCGGAGAAAGAACCTGTAGATGACGATGTTGCTAATATTCATAACAATTTGAACAATTCGCTAAAAGAAGACAATGAAGAAGTTTTAGCTAATTTTTATTCACACGAAATGAAGGACGACATTAGTAAACAAGTTACACAAGTCGAGTCGTCGCAAGACTTGTACAATAATGAATCTTTATCCAAAGATTATCTTATTAGCAATAACCTAAACCTAAACTCCGTAAACAGCTCTGGTTCATTATTGTCCGGTTTGGATTCGCGAGAAGAACTCCTGAGTAAATTGAATTACATTATCAATTTGTTCGAAGAAGAGCGTGAAATTAAAACTAACAAAAAAAATGAAGAAGTGGTATTGTATTGCTTTCTTGGAATATTTGTTATATACGTATTAGACTCATTTGTTTCAATCGGCAAATATAAAAGATAACTTACTTTCTTTGGAGTACAATAATTCCTCGTCCAGAAAACTTATCGTGATGATGTTTTAAACGTTCTATTTCAGTTAGCCCGCACTCTTGGGCTATATATAAGAGCTTTTCTATAGTATGATAATTATACTCTTTTCTTATATTTTTTTTATTGCTCCCTTGTTTAATGGTTTCGTTCAGGAAAAAGCGATGTTCGTCAATCGTTTCTATTTTATTTCGATAGGAATAATTCTTCTCCACATAGTTTTCACTGTTTGTAGTTTGAATGCCAACTTTCAACTGTTCCACAGTATCATAAACATCGATATATACCAACCCCTTATTCGTTATCCACTTTGAAATATTATAAAACAAACCATAGACGGCGTTGTCGCAGTAGACCTCGCAGTCTATCAACGAAATCATCGTAAACGAGTTTTCGTCGAATATATACGAATTAGTGTCGTAATTATCTACATGCTTGTATGTATGTGATGGATAATTGTACTCGCAGAATAGTATAATAGGTTTAGATTTTGATACAGTAACCGTTTCCACATTTTCACGCAAAAGCTCATTAACGTGTCCTCCATGTTTTACTCCAATACAGAGATGTTTATTATATACTGTCCCAATGTCTTGTAAAAGCACTTTACAAAAATTCTCATAATATTCTTTATCAAAAAACAATTCATCTAGTAAAAATGTGTAAAAATCCTCGTGGTTCATATTGTCTTTTGGATTTTTGTATTTTGTGTCAAACCCTTCAGATTTTTCGTGATTGGTCAATGAAAAATACACATACATAGAGCCAAAAATCAAGGTGATTAAAAATAAATACATATAAATTATGCATTTATTTTTATTTTTTCGCTTAAGCGACTTAATTTATCTGTTACATACTGTATGACTGATTAATATTACATGACTGATATTGTACTTATCGCTGATACAAGAGAAAAGTTCAAAACTGATACATTTTCAAATTATAAAAAAAAAGATGTTGGTAAAAACCTTCAAAATGCAATATACTACAACAGAAAAGAAGAAGCATTTTTCTGGACAGCTGAAATGTTGTGCTCTGATATGCTATTAGAGTTATGGGACACTTATTTTGTTCTTATGAGCAAATATATTCACATATACAACCCCAAATTACCGCTATATATCATGAAAAAATACGAAGAGTTTCGTTCGATTATTAGCAATGATGATAACATACTGAATGTAAGAAACGACTTTAAAATTAGAGTCATTTTCTTTTCAATTACAACAGTACTCTGCGACTCGCAAAAGTTGACAACACTTCACGATTTGAGGTATAACTTTGTTTTCAAAATTGAAACTCTTTATGATAATTTAAAAGCACCTAACATCGAATACGTAAATCTTGTTTATAAGAACGGTGACCCGAAGGAATACCTTGTTCCATTTAACGAGTTTATGTATCATTTAACTGAGACAAGAAATAAGGTTGATATTGTTTATTGGATTAATTGGATAATTGAGTATGACGCTCTGTGCCGTAAGAAAAAAAAAGAGGTCCTGTGTGAAACTAGAAGTATTTATAGAAACTCGCGGAAAATACTTGAAGGAAATGTAATCTGGATTATATGGGATGCCATTTTAAAAACATCTTTAAAGGTAGTTAATAATAAAATACAATCCATCGTTCAAAGTATTTTTCAATTATTTGCCACGAGATATGCTTTGTCAGTAAACAAAAAAAGATTATATATGATTAATCACGCAATCGAAATAATATTACTACACAAAGATATCAAATGCAATACTCCAGTCGTGTCCAAAACAAGTATTTTTGATAATCTCGAAAAAAACATATCCGTCATATTCGAACAAATTAAGGAGAAAGAAGTTGTCGTTAATTCTGAAGCTCCTAAAAACGAAACTAAAATGGATATATATAAAAATATTTATATGACATTGTGAATATAAAATATATAATTTTATATAATATACGATACATGAAAGATACGATCAAAAATACTGTGAGTGAAGTATATGGTCGTTCAATATCTACACTAAATGACAATAGTGATATCTTAGACACAATCTCCAGAAAAATAAACACAGTCCCAGTTAACAACATGGCAAATAGTTTTGTAAATAATAATTCTAACACGATAACAAAAAGCATGAACGCGGCATCAAAAGGTTCATCTTTGTCTGCATCAGCTTCATCATATGATTACAACCAAAAAAGCAGAGGTTCTGGTTTATGGGTTTTGGTCGTACTTTTTTTAATTGTTGTGGTATGCGGACTGATATGGTTTTTTAAAGACAACATAACCAAAATGATAAATGATATGAAAAATGGCAAAAATAAAGAAAAAGACGAAGAAGATGACAAAGTCAAGGATGGCGAAGAAAGCGACGATGAAAAGGATGATGATGAGGTCAAGGAAAGCGACAATGAGGAAAATCGGAAACAACCAGAAGACAAAGAGCAATCTAAAAAAAACGAAGGGACCGCATACGTCAAAGACACTCCAGATATGTCAAAAGGCGAAACAGAACAAGAGAAAAGGAACCGAGGTGTAAATGAAAAAGAATTACTGCAAAACTATTCACCAAGTCAGATCATTGGTGAAAATGGTGGTTATTGTTTTATCGGCAGCGATGATAACATGCGACACTGTGTCAAGGCGTACAAAGGTGATATATGCAGTTCTGGTGATATATACAGTCGTATTGACAAATGTTTAGTCCCTTCTTTGAGAATATCGCCGTAATTCATTGGCCATCACAACTTTTCTATATATTTTACAGACTTGTCTAAAAATAAAAGCGTTCCATCTCCACGAATTCCAGAATTAGTCGCCCTCTTAATTTTGGTTTTCACACTATTTTCATCACATACTTTTGTCTCTTGTAAGCTTTGTAGTCGAGAATTATTTACTCCTCTGCGAACGCGCGATATGGTTGAAAACTGCGTCTTTTTGTTTTCAGTTGATGTTCCAGAATACGACAGAACTTGAGCTTTTCGACGCATTTTATATTGTTCATATGATGTAGTATCAAACTTTATTTGCTCAGCTCTTCTCCGACCTGTAGTATCAGGCTTAACAACATCGTCTCCGGTTTCTCTTGTTTTGAGAACCCGTAGTCTCTGAAGTGCAAATAAAGGCGCGCTAGGATCCGTTAACATATCAGTCTCATTTGCAACCAATGTTTCATCGTATTCTAGTCCATTTAAATTAACCTCGGCAAATGATGTGCTGTACGTCATATACAAGAAGACACTATAATATTATTTTTAATGTTATAATATTATATCACTTCAACCTTAGGTACCTGCTGTTTTTCAGGTAGACTAAATGTTTCCTGAAAGTTATGGTGACAATTATGCGTTTCAGGACTTCTGTGTTTCAAACAAACTGTTGTGTCACAATACGAACATTTAAGAAGAATTACCGTTTTTTTTTTACAAAATTGACATTTTTTGGTCTTTTTGCAAATGTCAGAGGCTGTCGTTGTATTGGTTGTTGTGTTTTCCATTTGTGATAGGGTTGACTTTAAAATTTACATATTATTTTATTTCAATTTTCTTTCAAGCGCGACAATCCATGATCCGTTGAAGTGGTAACAATATCATCGCCTTCAAATAGCTCGTTTTTTATATCCTCCATCGTGGCATTGACACCCAGTTTTTTCTCAACACTACTAGAGTCTTCGGTTCCGACAAGTTCTCCCTTTTCATTGATTGTCTGGGTCAAACGATTCCCAGTTTCACTTGCTTTCTTCATATTATTTGAAATGGCCTCCAACTTGGCCCCCTTTACTCTAGTTTCAAAGTGAGTTCTGGCCTCCGTTTCATTTCGGTCCTTTTCATGCATAAGTTGGTTCAGTTCCTTTTCCAAATACTCTACGCGTCCTGTTTTGTACGCATCTGGATGGAACGGGACCCACAGTCCAACTGGACCAACATACACATCATGATTTGGATCAACTTGTCTCAACATCTTACACCTTAATTCTGCTTCTTCTTGAGTAGGAAATACACCGCGTACTTTCAAACCCCTTACACATGTTTGGAAGTTATGCATTTTAGAATATTCTGCAGTGATTTCATCGCCTTTTTTATCAATAAATGTGTCAAAATCATCCGAAACACTACTCTTCAATGCTTTTTCTTCTGCTAATGAAAACTCTTTCAGGTCATTCATAAGTTTGTCGGTATCAATCTCGTACTTGTATGAGACGTAGTTTGCGAACTTTGTTAAGTTTTCTGCATTTTTAATAAAATTATACTGTTCTACGAATTTTTCGAACATGAACTTATCCTTAGACTTAATCACTTTTTCAGGCGATATAAAAGAAAGACATGCAAATTTTTGTTCGGCAAGTGGTTTGTCCTCATCTAACAAGTCAATTACTTCTTCTTTCGACATTATAACTAATCTATAGTGTAGCTTTTTATATTTTTTTTCTATTTATATATTATAAATAATGCAACTCAACGTCCGGGAAGTTTTAAAGAAGGTTATCAAATATTTAGTGGAAGGTCTTATGGTGGCGATTGCATGTTACGCAATTCCTAAAGCAGGATCTCTTAAGATTGATGAGGTGGGAATGATCGCTCTTGTTGCTGCTGCAACTTTCTCGGTTCTCGACACCTACATCCCGTCGATGGGTGAGAGCGCCAGAACAGGCGCAGGTTTCGGTATAGGCGCAAATCTAGTAGGTTTCCCGAAACCATTTTAAGATGAAGTAAAATCCCTTAAATAATCACTGAAAATAAATGAAAATATTTGAATAGTAAAAAGACAAGCTGTGGCAAATCTATAGGCTGTTCAAATGTTTTATCATAGTGTTGGAATAAAATCCCAATCAAGCTCGTCGCATATTTTTCGCCATATTTGATCTTGTTCTATTTTTTTCTGTTCTTTGAGCATTGGAAAATGGGGTAAATACTCATGTTCTCCTAAAAGTTCACACAACTTGTAGAGCGTATAGTAGTAATTCAAAAAGTTCACTCTATCAGTGGGGCAATATTTAGCATATGGTGTCTGAATATCGACAAACAAATTACATAAGGTTTCTTCTAATTGCTGGCTCATAATTGGTGGCTTTATTCCTAATTTGTCTTTAATGTAAGTAATGTGTTCATAATATTTATTATATCCTAGCTTTTTCAGTATTTCCTTTGTTCTTTTACTCGTTAACGTCATTATTGAAATGCGCTCTTTTTTAATCTGGTTCTTAATGTTTTGTATAATTTCAATCGGAATATCGGTTGTTTCTTTGGCTTGAAACTGTGCTAATATTTCTTTGAAATGGTTAATTCTTCTGTACGCATAAAATGATATTTCTTTAGGCGGTTCTTTATAAGCCGGTTTGTCATTATGAATAAGATATTTGGTGATAGAAAAACATTTGTTACATATGAGGATACCATCATATGTTGACTTTATGAGTTCGCCTTCATTACATTCGCCACAAATAGAAGTATCTGGTATATCATTTTTGGCTATTTCAATATAAAGCTCATAATTATTTGACTTTAGGTATTTTTCGATATTTCCATTACACTTACTGTAAATGGCGAAATCTTCTTTTTTACGCTTATTGAAGAAGTTATCCAGTTTTTTTTTAGGATTTTTGTTATTTTCAATACCTTGCTTCATTTCAAAATAACCAAACAGGTTATCAGAATTAGAAAGAAAGTAATTGTTTATCTTCTTCTGCTTTTGTTTCATCTTTTTTTCGAGAACAACTATTTCATTTTTGTATTCTATAGTATCTTCATTGTGAGATAACTTATTCATGTAATCTTTTAGTATTTGAATTTCTTTAGTGCAATTCTCTATACACGAGATTTCATTCTCAAATCCTTTTATTTTATTAGAGAACAGTTTGTCTAGTGTATAGTTTTCGTCCATATAACAATTTTTATGTAGTTTTTTTAAATATAAAATAAAAAATATAATCAAATGAACAAGATAAAACTATGTAATGAAGATATAAATAAGAAAGATTTGAGCAAAATTTTATTTATTTTTAACGCAATAGAAGATGGTTGGAGCGTTAGAAAAAGGGAGAACAGTTACATATTTTCAAAGCAGAGATGCAAAGAAAAACAAGTCTTATCGGAAGATTTTTTGAATAAGTTTCTCATGAAATATTTTAATTTAAACTAGTAAAAACTATTTTTTTTTCTTTACCTATAGTATAAAAAAGAATCATGGGTGGAGGTTTAATGCAATTAGTAGCTTACGGCGCACAAGATGTTTACCTTACCGGTAATCCTCAAATCACTTTCTGGAAGGTCACTTACAGGAGACACACTAACTTCGCGATGGAGTCCATTGAGCAAACTTTCAACGGACAGGCCGATTTCGGCCGCAGAGTAACCTGCACCGTTTCGAGAAATGGTGATCTTGCTTACAGAACTTACTTACAGGTCACTCTTCCTGAGATTGGTCAAAGTCTCAGTGACGGCGATGTTTACGCTCGCTGGCTCGATTTCCCGGGTCACCAGCTCATTGAGAATGTTGAGGTTGAGATTGGTGGTCAAAGAATTGAGAAACAATATGGCGACTGGATGCATCTCTGGTGCCAGCTCACCATGGACAAGAACCAAGAGGCTGGTTACAACAAGATGGTTGGCAATACTACCCAACTTACATTTGTCACCGACCCATCGTTCGCTGATGTTGATGGACCGTGCGACTCGTCGGCTCCGAGACAGGTTTGCGCCCCGAGAAAGGCTCTTCCGGAGACCACTCTCTACGTTCCGCTCCAATTCTGGTTCTGCCAGAACCCGGGCCTTGCTCTTCCGCTTATTGCCCTTCAATACCACGAGGTTAAGATCAACCTTGACCTTCGCGCCATTGATGAGTGCCTCTTCGCGGTTAGTTCCTTAGAGGCTGATAGTGGCGACGTAAAGGTTTCGACCGCTTACGCTCAGTCGCTTGTTTCGGCTTCGCTCTATGTTGACTACGTATACCTTGACACCGATGAGAGGCGTCGTATGGCCCAGAACCCGCACGAGTACCTTATCGAACAACTTCAATACACTGGTGCTGAGTCGGTTGGTTCCTCGTCGAACAAAGTCAGACTTAACTTCAACCACCCGTGCAAAGAGCTTGTATGGGTGGTCCAACCGGACGCTAACGTTGACTACTGCGCCTCGCTCACCGGCGGACAAATCCTCTACAAGGCGCTTGGTGCTCAGCCGTTCAACTACACCGATGCTGTTGATGCTCTTCCTAACTCTATTAAGGCGTTCGGTGGCCCGACTGGCGTCGAGGGCGAGGATGCTTTCATTAGCAGCCAGCTCTTCGAGACCGCGGGTGCTGCTGATGTTACCACCAGCGCTGTCACCGACGGTGCCTATGCCGGCGCGTGGGCTGGTGGCAACAACCAATCGTCGATTTCGGATGCGGGCACTTTCGTCCTCGCCGAGACCTCGCTCGACATGCACTGCTGGGGCGAGAACCCGGTCGTTACTGCCAAGCTGCAGCTTAACGGACAGGATCGCTTCTCGGAGCGTGAGGGCACCTACTTCGACCAAGTTCAACCGTGGCAGCACCACTCGCGCTCTCCGGACACCGGCGTCAACGTTTACTCGTTCGCCCTTCGCCCCGAGGAGCACCAGCCGTCGGGCACCTGCAACATGTCGCGCATTGACAACGCCACTCTTCAGCTCGTTCTCTCGAACGCATGTGTTGAGGGCACCAACACCGCCAAGGTGCGCGTCTACGCCAGAAACTACAATGTTCTTAGAATTATGAGTGGTATGGGCGGACTTGCATATTCCAACTAAGTTCCCCGTTAGTAGCACCCATTCCTAACATTCGCAGTAAAATTCAAAATATCTAAAAAATAGGTTGATTGTTAAGTATGTTCATTAATATTCAAAAAAATAATAATGAACAAAGATTTTTCACATTTATAAAAAAAAATTGAATTAAGTTTACTGGAAAAATACTATGTATACAAAAAATGGATATCCAACATCCAGCTTACGGAGACGTCAAGTTCAATAAATGGCTACCAGTTATGGCGCACAAGACGAACAGTGTGACAAAAGAACATGAAATTATTGAATTCCCTTTGTATGAAATCTTGTTTATTGAAAATGAAGATCCAGGGTTTATTATTCGGAATAAAAAAACAAAAAAAATTAAGACGACTGTCAACGATGAATATCATTTGTGGGATGGTGAAAAAGTTACCTCTTATAGAAAGACCCACGTCGCATTACCATCCGCATTTCCAAACACCCCTTCTCTAGAATCAATCAATCATATAGACGATAATCGCAAAAACAATCATATTTGTAATTTAAGATGGTTTTCCAAAAGCGAAAGTGGTATTAAAGCACAAAAGAAATCAGTAAACGAAAGTAACAAAAATGGTGGCAGAAATGGTCGTTATACGATTGTGAAACAACCAGACCCACAAGACAAAAATAACCGAGCAAAATCAACCACGATTGGTCTATTTCGTAGTGTAGACAAATGTGCCAAATTTATCATTGAAAATGTAGTTCAAAAAGACAATAAACCGGTATTAAAAACAGTGGCGTCAAAAATCAGAAGAGCGATTAAAACCCCCGAATATAAGGCATATGGATATTACTTCGACGCTTATGAGATTGAAGTTGAAAATGAAGAATGGAAGTATCATCCTAAATATACAGAAAATGAATTCTCGTCACACGGAAGAGCCAGAAATCGTTATGGACATATTGCTCAACAAAATAAAAGTGGCTCTCGTTATAAACAGATATGCATACATGGAAAACCAAAAAGCATCCACCGCCTAATTTGGGAAACATTTATGGGCGAAATCCCCGAAAATCTAGAAGTCATGCACGACGACGAAGCCCCAAGTAATGAAGACAATAGTTATCGAAATTGGTTGTGTGATTTGACACTGGGAACACATTCGCAAAATATGGTATCATTTCACGAAAGTAAAAAATCAGATTATTT